GCGCGAGAAATAGCCATAACTCAGACCTCCTTTACACGCCAGTCGTCGAAACAGTACCACCGGCAATCGCGCCATTCGGCGAATTGAAGTGGTTGTTCAGACGAACGATGATACCAACACCGGCGGCGCTGTAATCTAAGTTCTCAGGGTCGTCCATAACGCCCATGATACGAAGATTCAGGTTAGCGGTTGTGGCAATAGTGTTGAGATCCAGAGTCGCGGAAGACAGACCGGTAGCGGCTGTTCCGGACGCGGCGTTGGCGAAGTTTGCGTTTGCAAACACACCGGCGCGGACCTCGGCTTCAGTGTCTGCACCTGCAACCACATTCGACGTAGCGATGAGGAAGAGTTGTGCAGGGTCATCATACACGAACGCTTTGATCGGGTAGTTCGAGTCAGCACCCGAGCCCGGCCAGTAGTTCGAGAAGATTTTTTCACCGGTGACAGACGAGACGTACTCGCAGCCCCAGAACACACCAAGCAATCCAACAGAGCCGCCCGCCGCCGCACCAGCAATGGCGATTGTGCCAGTGCTAGTCGGGATGACAGGAGAACCCTGATAGATTGCAGACGCGCCTGAAGCAATGCGATACTCGGTAGCACCGGTACTGTTGGTATTCTGACCCATCTTTCCGATAGGACGAAGACCAAAGGCACCATTGATGTTAGCCATAGTAAGGCTCCTTCAGTTTCAAGTTACTCGGCGTCCGATCGTCGACCGCCGAATGAGACACGACTGCGCCGATCACGAGTAATCGGCATCGAAGGATGTTGATCCTTCATCAGGTCCTGATCTACAGCTTGCATCTGTTCGCGGGTCCGGCTCCCGTAATACGCGGATCGTTCTTGCGCTGTTTCTTCAGGTATACGGCACAGCATCAGACCACCGTTCCCGATAACACCCGCATATCGACCTTCGTCAATCGTGGGTGCCATAAACTCCGGATACTCGTCAGCGCGGACAGGTTCCCATCCTTCGCGAAGCTTCTGGTGGACGTTGATCTTGTCCTCCTCGCCACGCATTGCGATTCGAATCCAGCGATGCACATAGCCGGCGGGCGGCTCGGGGGCATCTAGGCGGCTGGGCGGTGCCCATGGTTTGCGACGTTCAGTTTTTTCACGCGTCGCGGCGGCTCGGGTTGTTCTGTCAGACATCTCAATCAATCCTTCACGTATTTCGCGTATTCATCGAGAGGGACACGCAGCTTATTCGCGATGGCAATCTGTGTTGGTGACAGTTTTACCGACCGGCGCCCCTGTTTTGTGGTGCGAGACGCTGAAGACGCAGCAGAGGCGACCTGTGTCTTCTTGCTCGATTTTTGACCGGCGAACTTGTTCGGAAACTCCGAACGCATACGACGATCGATTTCATTGTAATACTCATCGCTTTGCGGGTCAAAGCCTTCTTCTTCAACCAGTTTTCGATGAATCCCAAAAGCCGCATAGGTCATGACCTCGTCCTGACCAAACCATTCGTTTTTCTCCGCCCACGCCTGCGCTCGAGGCTCGGGTTTGGGCTGCTGAGGCTGCTGAGGCTGTTGTTGGTACTGTTGCTGCGGCTGTTGCTGTGGCTGCTGCTCAGCGCGTCGTTTGGCCAGCTCGTAGCGATCCTTCTCGCTGGTGATGCGAGCGAGGGTCTCTTGGGCCTCGATCATGGCGTCGGTATCGCCAGATTCATAGGCCTCTTTGTACGCGCGTCGCGCAGCCGCAATTTGCGTCTCAATGCGAGCCCCGTACTCAGACAGGTAGCCGCTGTCGAGCTTCTGCATGCGCCCCTTAAGGCTTTGGTTCTCGTTCAGAAGCTGCTGGGCGAGGCGTGTGGCCTCCTCCTGCTGGCGCTCAGCCTCGCGGTACTTCTGCGTAAGGTTCTTGATACGCTTCTGTACGTTGGCGCTGTAATCACTCAGCTCATCTTCGCCGCTTTCAACTCGCTCCGCAGCTTTCGCCACATCTGCATCTGATGTATTTACAGATTTGTCGTCGGCAGGCGCATCATCAAGAATGATCTCTTGACCTTCGTCTTCTTCTTCAGCCATGTCGGCCTCCTTAAACTGACTTGATGTCCTGTGGATCAAGGATCGTTGCAATCACTTCGTCATCATTGATGATGCGAACCTCACCGCCGTCGATCTTGAACCGAGAGCCTGCATATCGACCAATGCAAACCCACTGCCCTTTCTCGCACCAAGGCGTGCAATCCGGACCGAACTTGTTCGGATCCTGATACGCCAATGGTCCAACTCTAAGAACATAAGCGACGACCGTGGCCACCGCTTCACGATCCCGAACCTCGTCCGGAATATGCAAGCCGCCCGAGGTCTTCGAAACACCTTGGAACGGCATAACCAAAATCCGCCACCCAGAGGGTTGCGGAAGCCGGCCAACTAAGTCTTTTTCGATTAAACTTGGGTCAAGCACCCGATCCGAAGAAGGCACATAGGCCTTTTCTGCAGACGCCGGCTTGATCGACAGATCACCCAGACTCGTCAAATCCATCTTCGTGGTTCTCCAGCAGGGTCCTGATTTCATCCCTCGCGAAAGAGAGACCCTGTATCTCCCCCACGACCATCTTGTACTGCTCCCAGTCTTTGGGGCCTCCAGTCACAAGATTCTGAGCGAGTTGTTCCTCACGCTCACGGATTACTTTGTAAACATGTTTTGCGAAATCAACAACATCCATTACATATTATCCCTGTAAGTCTCCTCGACTTCAGAGGTCATGGGGCCACCTTCAACCCAATCGTCGCAGGTATATGCGGATTCACAGACGAATTTGTGGATTTGACAATAGCCGAGATCACCAGACTCATCGCCGATGCATTCGAGGATATCCTCGGTCTGGTTGTAGGCCTTGCAGTTACCGCAGGTTTCGCTCAGGCGAAACGCCCCACCATCGGCCGGGTCTCGATATCCCGCATTCTCAACAGCCGCCTGTTTATTCTCCTCGTTCAGGTCCGGGTCCTGAGTTGGAAGCGGGCAGCTGTTGCCATCGTCGTCATCCTCGTACTGATCAACAGGAATGAGGTCAGGCAGAATACTGATCTGGATCGTAGGCATCTAAGGCATCCTTTAGCGACGGCGACGGCTCATCATGGAGAAACGCTCCATCGGCATAGCACGACGAGCGTTGAACAGACTTTCCAAACCAAAACGCCGGCGTCCCATCATAGGTTCTGGGCGGCTGATCGGTGTTGGACCCTGCATCACGGGCTCCGGTCTGCTGATCGGTGTCGGGCCTTGCATAACGGCAGGTGTCACGGGCTCCGGCCGGCTGATCGGTGTTGGACCTTGCATGACGGCGGGCATTGTATTTTGATCCATCAGCGACAAGGACGCGAGTTGTGGAAACCCCTGCCCATACGCCACCTGCGGCGCCTGATACGACAGCTGGTTAGCGATCTGAGGCGGCATCTGGTATGGATATTGTTGCTGAGACGGATACGCAAACTGTGCGCCACCGCCGTATGTTGCGCCCAACTGCGACGGCGTTTGGTACGCGTATTGTTGACCCGTGTTTTGGGCGTCCAACTGCCGCTGCATCTGCATTTGCGGCGCTTGGTACGCGTATTGCGTCTGCTGTTGAGGCTGCTGCTGAGGCTGAGGCTGCTGCTGAGGCTGCTGCTGAGGCTGCTGCGGAGCACCAAACGGCGAGTATCCACCAAAATTGTACATGATCAGCGCTCTCCTCTGTTTCGCTGTTGGGCTTGGATCATAATGCGCTCTCGGTTAACCGCGTTGCGCTCGCGGGCAATCTCTTCCTGCAGCTCGATGCGAGCGGCTTCCGACGCCGCCTTCTGCTGAAGTTTCTGGGCTTCCAGATCGAGCTTCTTGGCGTCGACCTCAGCATCCATCATGTTTTCTTGCTGCTTGGTTTGCACCTCGGCCTGACGAATTTGGACCAGCGGGTCGGACATCGGGTCCGGTTGCGGCGGCGCGAGTTGTGGCATCAGCTTCTCTAGAATCTGCGCCTCCAGAAGCGCAACATACGCCTCGATCTCTGCGGGGTTCTGCATGGTCTGCTGCACTGCGGCGATCTGCTGTTGCGCTTCTTGCGGATTAACAGCGCCGGTCTGAGCCGCCATCTGAAGCTGTCCGATCTGCTCTTGAATACCGCGCATTGCCTGATCACGCGCCATGAACGACACGTGCTCTTGAATATGCGCGAATGTCGCTGGCATAGCCATCGGGTTCATCTGCACAGTCTGAGACTGGAAGAACACGATGTGAGCACGAATGTGCGACTCGTGGTTCTGGTCCGGGAACGCCTTAAGCGGCGCACCGCCCATCACCATCATATGCTCCAGTGCCGGGTCTGTGGGTTGCGGCTGAGGTGGCGGTGGCGGAGGTGGTAGGATCTCATCAATGTTCTGGATTTCCAGAGCCTGATACATCCGCTTGTAGGCCTCGTGCAGATTGTGCATCTGCGGGTTGCTCTGGGCCAGCTTCAGCTGCTCCTGCGCCAAGGCCACACGCTGCGCCATCGAGAAGATGTTCGGGTCGCTGACCGGCAGCACGTCGACGCGCCCATCGAAGTCCTGTTGCAGGATTTCCGGAGGGACGCCACCCGCTGGCAGGTACGGGTACGCCGGTACGTTCTCCGCCACGATACGCGCCAGAATGCGGAACTCTTTCTTCTGTGCGTAGTGCAGTCGCTTGTGGATCGCCGACATGACCTTCATGCCGCGCTCCAGAAGCGCCACAGTCGTCCCTACAGGCGCCTCCTGCCCCATGTTGGAAGCCATCTGGTCAGCCACAGACACGAACCTACGGCCGCCCTCCACGAGCGCTCCCAGCAGCTGAGCCAGCGTTGCCGACGGCTCTTTGTACGGGAGCGGCATGATCGACTCACGGATAGAGCCACCCGGGGCGTCGATATCGCGCCACTCACCCGGTTGGATCGGCTCATCCGAGTTGCGCACACGGATGCCACGCGCCTTGAACCCGCCGGGAAGGTTGGACAGCGTGCCGGCGTCGATCAGCTGACGCAGGATGCTCGTTGCAGCGCGACCAAGGCCGCCGATCATATGGGTCAAGCCAAAGCCATAGAACCCAAGACCCGGCATGAACTTGTAATGCACGAAATAAGGAATCGCCTTTTTCAGCGGGTCGTCTTCGCGGTAGTTGCGGCGGATGGCCAAGACGATCTGGCTGTCCTTGTCTATGGTCACGATATACGGGAGCTTCAAGCCGCTGATCTCACCGTTGGCGTCGAGGTCCTCGAAACCCTCGATGTCCAGCTCGACATGCATCTCCAGCAGCGTCCGGACATCATCAGAGAAGCTCTTCGCTACGCCCTGTATCTCATCGACCTTGCTGTCGATCTCATCCGTCTCATCAGCACCACCGACCGGCATATCGACATCACGATAGAAACCAGCCAACTGTTGCTTCAGAATCTCGTTGTCCGTCATCTTCAGCACATGCGTGACGCGCGGTGTCGTAACGAGGTCTGTGGCCGAGTAGGGGACGACAACATCCTGCGCTGGGATGAACTTCGAGACAGGCCGTCCGAGAATGTTATCGTAATATACTTTCTTGAACGTCGACCCGGACAGCGGGAGATAGAACAAGAGTTGATCCATGTCCGGATCGAACTCCTCCATCTCTTCAGTCACGAGGAAGTTCAGGTAGTGCTTAACACGGGCGGCCTGCGCCTCAGTCTCTTGGTTCTGTATCCCCGCGATGCGCGTCTGGACTGGCCCACCGGACGGGAGAAGCTCCTTGTACGCCTGCGCTTGGAACTGCGTGACAGACTCCGAGACCAACGGGTGCGTAACGGCCGACGCGCCTTCAAACGGCTCCGTCCGCTCGTCTTCCATCTTGGCGCCGAGCAGCTAGGCCTTTGACGTAGGTGTTCTCCCACTCAGACCGAGACTCGAGGTCCTCTTCGTACGAGTTAACCAGCTCTGTGGCCAGCTCCCCAAGGACCGAGTCATCAAGGTACTCAGCGAGGTTCTCATCGAACGCGATCAGCTGCTGGCCTTCCGCCTCGGCCTCAGCCGCTTCGATCATAGACCTAACGATCGCCGACCCATCTTCACCTTCAAGAACCTCAGCACCACCAGAGAAGTCCATGGGCGCTGGAACAGACACTTCTTCCATCTGCAGAGCCGGGTCCAGCTCATCGGTTTGCAGCGGGTTGTCGACCATCGAACCCATAAATCTTGGTGGCAAAGCCATCAGTAATACTCCCGTTTACGAGGTATGAAGTCCTCCTCGTCGTCCTCATCGACCTTGATAGAGATCAGACCACCTTCTCTGAATCTCATCAAAGCAAGTGTCATGGAGTCGACGTAGTCGTCATGATCACCAGCGGGAAACGACGCGACTTCCTCAATAACCTCGTCTGCAAACCTCTTGTTGTCCGGGGCCCATACTACACCAGATTCAAACAAAGGGGAAACCATATGCATTCTGGTCGTTTTATCGACCCCTCCGCCCCCAGCTCGGCGGCCCGGAGAGAACCCTAACGCTGGGATGCCGCGCTTGCGCAGCTCGTCAATAAGTGGCCTACCGCTGGCCTTGGCCTCAATGATCACCATGTCCGGGTCCCAGTAGTCGTGCTCGCTGAACGCGACCTCCTTGAGCTCCGGGAAGTTCCATCGGCCGCGCCTTGCGTCCATCAACATGATGGCCTCTCGCCCGCTCTCCTGATCGTCGAAAATACCCCATGTGGTGATGGCCGAGAAGTCAGCCGTCTCCTTCTTCGAGAACGCAGTGTCGTACGCCTGTAGGATGTACTTAACCGGAGGGATGTCCTCCTTCTCCCACATGCGCCACCACTCACGTTTCACGATCGCCGACTCCGCAGATGTCGGCTGCTGCTGCCACTGAGCGGACCACTTACTAACAGGCAGCGACGCCTTAATCGACAGCATCGCCTCTTTGGTCCAGAACTCAGGCCACAGCACCTCGTCAGACGGCAGGATCGCCGGGAACTCGACGACCTCCCACTGGTCCGCCAGCGGGTCCGAGGCCTGCTGCGCAAGCAACCGCCCAGTCAGGTCTTTCTTCCCCCATCGTGTCATGACGAGAATGATGGACCCTCCCGGCTGCAGTCGCTGTCGAGGGCCTGACGTGTACCATTCATACGCATGCTCGAACGCCGTCTCCGACAACGCATCCTGCTCCGAGTGAGGGTCGTCGATCACGAACAGGTCAGCACCGCGACCCGTAACCGCGGACCCAACGCCCGCGGCGTAGTATTCTCCACCAGCCGTCGTTTGCCAGTTACCAGCACCCTTGTTGTCATCCTTCAGCTGCGTGTTCGGAAACACCTCTTGGTACTGAGGGTCGTCAAGGAGATCACGCACCTTGCGACCAAATCGGACAGCAAGCTCCGTGTTGTGGGTGGCCTGAATGATCTTCAGCTTCGGATTGCGACCCAAGAACCAAGCGGGCATCAGATACGATGCAAATTCCGACTTCGAATGACGCGGCGGCATGTTGATAATCAACCGCTTAAGCTCACCATTTGCCACCCGCTCGAGCTTCTCCGCGATAATACGATGATGCCGCCCCTCGATGAAGTTCTCATAAACGTGATGCGCGAACGGCATGAAGTTCTTATGGGCCGTTTCGCGTATCTCAAGCTTCTTCTTAGCCTCCGTAAGGCGAAGAATCTCCTTCAGATCGTCCTCAGGTAGGTGGGCTAGCTCCATCAGAAAAGCGCCTTGTAAGAGTTCCCAATATGGGAAAACCCCAATTTCTCAGCAATACGACCAGCTAAGTCGTTGTTAACCAACGAGTTTACGTCAAAATACGCCGTCCTAACGCCCATCAACCGAGCCCAGTCCCTGTACACCCGGGCCAGTCGGTAGGCCGCCCTGCTCCCCCGGTACTTAGGTCGCACGTACCAGACGTGCATCGCCGCGTGCGTGTTTGCCGAGAACATAGACGGCTCGATCGTCGCGATCACCACACCAACCAACTCATCCCCCTCCTCTGCCACCGCAACGAGGTGCCTTGGATCGCTGATCAAGCTCGTGAGCGTGTACAAGGATCGCACCGGGCAGACGTCTTCGTCACCCCATGAGGTCTCCCGCATCGCCTCATCCACGAGCGCAATGCCTCGCGGCGTGATATCGTCCAGCGTAGCGGAACGGTAGATCATGTCACACCAAACTAGCTATACCGAAGCGCTTCAACGCAGAGGCACCAGAGGCGTTGGTGCCCGAGTTGATGGACGTGGAGAGACGACTCGGCGTGTTCAGCTGCTGAGCCTGACCCACACCAGCGAGATCAAGGTACTTGGCCGCCTCGCCGAGGCGATCAAGGAACGAGGCCTCTTCTTCCGGCTCTTGGGTAGTTTCAGAACGCCCAAAATACGCCTCAGCCTCATCTGCGCTAAGTTGGCCCGTTTCCAAACCAAGAAGAACCTCCGCTGGCTTCAAATTAGTGTCGCCAAGACCGAACGCCCGTCGCTGAGCCTCTTCTGTCATTTCTGGTGGTTGCCCGTAAGTCCCTGAAAACTTTAGGCCATAGTCAGATAACGACGTTCCGTTCGAATCTGCCGGGTCATACTCACCACCAGACTCAATGAATTTCTTCATACCGGCTTTACCGCCGAGATGCGCCATGCCAATGATGCTTCCGGCGTTTATTGGCACTCCTCCGATGGTCTGTCCCTGCAGATCGAGCAAACCGTTCTGTTGGGCATAGGCCAAGATGTCCTTTTCATGCCAATCTTGGACCGTTTCTTGCAAATCTGGGTTTTGCAAGAACTCGCTCATGGTAAATCGAGCACCAGTGGCGTTCATGAAATCTTGGAGTCGCGGCATTCCAAACTGAAAACGTCCGCCAAAACCCTCATCGTTCATGATGTCGTAGCGATTTCCGCTTTCCGACGCCCCAAGGCGCTGACGAAACGAACTTGCCATGTGCTAACTCCAAAAGCCTGTAGGCACTATACAAGAAAAAACCCCCACGGCAAACGCCGCGGGGGAGTGCAAAGGGAGGCAGTGTACCGTAGCAAGACGGTACGATGAGCCTAGCGGGCTAAGGTGGCGTTGGTCAACACCTTAGAACGTGCCCTTGAAGCCCTTGCCGCTGAGCTGCGCCTTGACTGGACCACCTTCGGCGAATCGCTTGGCGCGGCTGGACATCGTGCGCTCCCGGTACTCGTCCGCAGGCATCCCGGAGAGGAAGTCTTTCTGGGACTTGTTCGCCAGCTGGCGCGTCGTTTCTTTTACGCGGTTCTTGGCCAGTGTTCGGCTGTCTTCTTTGGCGCTCTTTGTGTTTCGAACCGCGTCAATGGCGCTTTTCGGCGAAGAGCTTCCACGCTTGAGCGTTTTTTCTAAAAGCTCCTCACGTTGCTTTTCGCGAGCAGCGGCCTGCTTTTCCTTGCGGTTGTACGGGCGGCTGGTTTCACCTTTTGGCATTGCGGTTCTCCGTTGGGTTTTGGCAGAGGCATCATAGCAGAGCAAGGGCAAGTAAGCTAGATTTCATGTAGTATGTAAGCCTTAACGAAATTATGGGCGAAATTTTTTGGGGAGGCGAAAGGGAGATGAACGGGAGGCGAAAGGGAGGTGGCTGACCTTTGGGCATCTTAGTTCTCCATCAATGTTATTTCGGATAGAACCTGTAGTTAGGGTCGCTTACCCGGGCCGGTTGAGTTTTCGTGGGTACGGCAACAAAACCAACACTTTCGCCACGAGACCGCCGAACGGCGTTGCCAATGCGCTCTAGCAAATCAAGTTCTTCGTTACCCGGGATATACGGGTTTATCTGCTCGAGAGGGGTCATTGACCTAACCGTACCAATGTTACCTTCCCGCAGGCGGGCAATCATCTCACCGGGGTTGTTGTAATACAACTCTTCCGGTGCTGCCTGTTTTATATCCTGTAGCTCAGCGCGTAACAATTGTCGTATTTTTGGATCTGGCTGCGCAGCTATTGCGGCTTCATAAAACTCTATCTTAGCGTCTCTAAGCTCTTTTTCATACATAATGTTTGTGCCAGTTTCCAAATGAGGTAGATCGGCGTCGTATAGATCAAAATGCGCAAGCTCATGCTTCCGTGTTTTCAAAAAATCATCAGCTGTCGGCACAAGACTCTGATTGTATACAATTTCTCTTTTGTCGTAATCGGCAGAGCCATATATATCTTCTGGCAAATACTCAGATCTCTCTGTGATACCCTCATATCTGTTCGGTCTTAACTGCTCAACAAGTCCTTCGT